AAAGTAATTTGAGGATTACCTGTTAAATAAACATCTTGAGCGCCATAAGCAACAAGTTGAAGAAGACCACCACCCATTTATGCTATATTCTTTATACTATAATAGGAGAAAAAAAAAGAACAATTAAAAATTAATTAGAGTAAGCTAATCCTCCCATACCTGAAAGGATACGAAGAACATTATAATTAGTCGCATAAATAAGTATTGAACCAGATTTAGTACTATCATATTTATTTGTTACTTGTAATATTGCGCTGTCAATTCTAGACATATTTAAAGTTCCAGATGGTTGATGTTCTTCTGGTTTTAATGCGAATGAATAAACATTAATACCACAATTAGCTGGTATATTAGTGTGATGTTGATATGGCTGAACATAATTAAAATAAGTTCCTTCACGTGTAGCAAAACGATCATTTCCATTTAATCGTAATAAACAATTAGTAAATGGATTTACAGCATCTTTATTAAAACCAGGTTCAACATTATATAAAATTTTAGAACGTACTATTGTATCTGTTAAAGTAACGGCATTAGTAAAAGCATGAATATTACTATCAATACTTTGAGCACTAGCAGCACCTATTATAGCAGCACCATTTGGAAATGATTTATCAGATTTTATAGTATAATTATACCATTGATTAACATTCGCAGATGAACTTAATTTAGCAACCCATACTAATTCTTTACAAGGATGATTAAAATTAATACGATAATTTTGTGTTTGTCCACCAGATAAACCTTCAGTAAATGTTTGTAATTGTTCAATTAAATATTCATGAGAGAGTTGAGCAAATTTACGACGTTCATCTGTATCTAAGAAAATATAATCAACCCATAATGATACAGCTGATAATTTAGGAGTATTTGTAGGAGCTTGAGTATCATTAGTATTTAATTTATATGAACAATTATTAGCAGTTTCAAATTCAACTTTAACCTTAACTTCATGATATTGTAGAGCAATTAAAGGTAAAGATAATCCAATATTGCGACAAAACCAGAATTCAAATGGAATATATAATGTTCCTCCTGATTTAGTTACATCTTGATCAGCACCAACCATAAATTCCCATGAAGAACGTTTGCCACGTGGTAAAGAAAGTTCATTCCATATATATAACCAATCAGAATAATGTTTATCTATTTGTTGACCACCAATTTCAATAGAAACAGATTTTAATAATCGAAGACCAAGATAATTAACATATTTATCATTAGCATCAGTTAAAGCAGGAACATCTACTTGTAAATAAGTTCTATGAATTAAATCACCATTACGTGATATTTGACATGTTATAGTACTATTAAAATCAGCTATACCTGAAAATGTTTGCTGAATTGCTTCCATAGCAAAATTAGTATGACGACGATATACAACTTTAAAAAAAGTAATTTGAGGATTACCTGTTAAATAAACATCTTGAGCGCCATAAGCAACAAGTTGAAGAAGACCACCACCCATTTATGCTATATTCTTTATACTATAATAGGAGAAAAAAAAAGAACAATTAATTTTTAATTATATAAGCATATTTATAAACATTTAAAATAGATATAACATTATTTGAATGTTTAAAGATAAAACTAATAAGAAAAGGGTTTGTTCTAATAAGGATATAACTACTCTAGATGCTATGCATAATAAAATTATAAATAATTATTCAGCAAAAATATTAGAAGAACAGATATCAAAAGCAAAAATTAAAGAATTGGAAGAAATAAATAGTAATATAAATTATGATATTATTAAATATAATAATAGCGGAATAATTGATGATAAATATTATAATGAATTATGGAATAGTAATATTAGAATTAAAGAAGATATAATAAAATTAAAAGACCAAATAAAATTAATTAATAATACAAATGAAATAGAATATTATGAAAATACTAGTTCTATTCTATTTAATTATTATGATATGATAGATAAACAGTCATATCATAATAATTCTACCATAAATAATATTAAATTTAAAAATAAATCTATTATTGATTCATTTAATTTAAATGTAAATAAAATTAATGAAGAAGAAAATGAAAATGACACCGAAAAAATTATTGAAAAAAGTTCTTTAGTTGACGAATATTTAGCTATTACTAATAATAATCATATTAAAAAAATTAACTATGATTCTAGAGAAATATGTAAAAAATGTTTTAATAATCTTATATCTTTACAACAAGATGCCATTATGATATGTAATAATTGTGGTTATCAAGAACCTTTATTAGTTGAACAAAATAGACCTATTTTAAAACAAAATACTAAAGATACTTATCATTTTAGTTATAAAAGAATAAATCATTTTAGAGAATGGTGTAATCAAGTACAAGGAAAAGAAAGTACTGATATACCAAATGAAGTTTTTGAAAAAATATTAAATGAAATAAAAAAAGAAAAAATACATGATACTAAAAACATAACTTATAATAAAATGAGGGAAATATTAAAAAGATTACGAATTAATAAATATTATGAACATATTAATTATATTATTAATAGAATTAATGGTATTCCGACTCCTCAATTTTCTGCGGAATTAGAAGAAAAATTATGTAGTATGTTTAGAGATATTCAAGCTCCTTTTTTAAAACATTGTCCTAAAGATAGAAAAAATTTCTTATCATATAGTTATGTTTTATATAAATTTTTTCAAATATTAGGTTTAAACGAATATTTAAAATTTTTTCCATTACTAAAAAGCAGAGAAAAATTATACGCTCAAGACCAAATATGGAAAAAAATATGTGAAGAATTAAATTATAAAGTTATTCCTTCTCTATAATTTAAGCAGGGAAACCTACTAATCTAAATCCAGCTCCTAATCCAACACCTTGACGAGCTCCAGCTGATATTGAAGGTGATAATATATCGAATATAGAAAATACACAAGCAGCTGTTAAAGCAATCATCCATATTTCACTTATCTTTAATTTCTGTTGAGGTAAAGCATAAGCTGCTAATGCTACAAAAATAGCTTCTATAGCATACTTAAGTAAACGTATAATAGCTTCCCACATATCAAAAGTATAACTAGCATCACCACCCATTATTCTCAATACTTATTTATATTTATTAAGGAGAAAATAAAAATATATAAGATTTTTATTATAATATTAAAATAGGTAAACAATGACTACTGAAGAAACCTTAGTATCAACAAAAGAAGTTGATTTTTTAGATGAAGATAAACCTATTAGAAATCAAAATTATTGTTGTTTATCTTTTTTAAGTCCCGAAGATATTTTAGTAAATAAAGAAAATTATTATTATTCTCGTTTTCTACTAAATTTTTCTAGAGATATGAAAACATTACTTGATAATTTATTACTTAAATATCCAGATTCTAAAGATCTAATTGATACTATTAAAAATAATCATAATTATATTTTTGATATTAAAGAACTAGATGAACAATATAAATTTTTTAAATCAGTTCATTCGGATGAAATTGAAAAAGAATTCCATAGAGAAAATAATTTTACAACTTCCGTAAGAGGTATTAAAGTTAGAGGTGTATTTGATACAGTAGAAGAAGCTAAACAACGATGTGAATTTTTAAAGAAAGTTGATAATAAATTTGATATTTATATTGGTCAAGTTGGTTGTTGGTGTCCGTGGTCTCCAAATCCAAATGATCTTCAAGATCAGGAATATTCGGAAACTCAATTAAATACCCTTATGAAACAATATAAGAAAAATATGGATGATAGAGATGAAGTTTTTGATAAACGAAAACAAGAAGGTGTGGCAAAATCTACACGTAAAGATGATATTGCTGAAGATTTAGCACAAGAAGACCCATGGATGGCTAGAACAAAATCTGATTGTTAATTTTTATACATTTTATAATTAAGAATAATAAAATGAAATCGATAGCAATATTTTTATTGTTTATAGGTATGATTTTAATAATAAAAGGATATTATAGTAAAAAATATAAAAAAGCTACTACACCTAAAGTAATTATTAAATATATTCCTAGAAGTGAATATGAAGAACAATTATCTGATTCTCAAAGATTAGATCAATATTATAAAAGTATGTTTGAAGATACTCAACCAAATATATATAATCCAAATTTTAAAATAAATAAATAATAATAGATAATAAATATGAAAGTAAATGAGTTTGGATTATTATTAACTTCTTTTATTAATAATACTAATCCTAATGCTAAAAAAGAATTATTAACTAAATGTGATAATCATCGTATTTTATTAAATCAACAAAAAGAAAAAGAAAATAAAAAAAAAGAATATTATATAAATAAATTTGAAAATATTAGATATGAATCTAATTTATTATATCAAGAATATTTATATAATAGAAAAATATTATATGATAAATGGTATAATTCAAGAAGTTTAATTGATTTACAAAATTTAGTCGATTATAAATATCCCAATATTCAAATTGTTCCTGAAATATATACTACAAATAAATTAAAATAATATAGTTTCATCTGATTCTTCGTTTACTGTTAATCCTATAATATATGATAATATAAATGTAATATAACTTAATATATATAAAATATATTTTATAAGTTTATTTATATATTCTAATGGCATATTTATAAATTCTAATATTTTTTTTAAAGTATATTCTATATTATTTAATATATATGTTAATATATTACTTATATTTAATATAAAATATGAAACTATATTTATAAAAACTGAAGCAACATAACTTATTGATTTTAATATCATTATTAATATATCAAAAAATGGTTTTAATAAATTAAAAAATATAATAAAAAAGGTCCATAATGTTTTGAATATTTCATATATATTAATAAATATTTGAAGAAATGCTGTTAATGATTCATTCATTTTTATATTATTCTATTATTTATTAATAGATTAGATATATGAAAGAACCAACATTTAATTTTAATTTTTTAGCATTTATAATATCTTTTGCTATTGGAATATTATTTGTTTATTTATCTGCGCCTAAACAAAAAATAATTATTAGATATCCAAATCCTTATAATATTGATAAAATTGTCTATAGAAATGAAAATGATTTATGTTATAAATATAACGCAGAAGAAGTTAAATGTAATAATTATGCTATAGAACAACCAATTAATTAAATTTATGTATATTAGAATTAAATGAAAATTAAAGATATTATTAGTAGATTATTTTATACTGAAACAGGTCAAATATTAATTAGTGCTTTATTTGGATTATCATTAGCACTTATTTTTAAACGAGTTTGTAAAGAAAATTGTATATTATATATAGCTCCTAATAATATTGATATTGATGGTAAAATATTTAAATTTGAAGATAAGTGCTATAAATATTCAAAATTAAATGTTAAATGTAATGAAAAACCTGTTGAAAATTATAATGGACCTAATACTCCCGAAAATAAATTAAATGAACCTAACTTTTTTTCTAAATTATTTGCGTAATTTAAATTTTTTATTTATATTAATTTATAATAAATGAATATGACAACTAGTATAGATAGTATTCCTATGAAAACTTCTAATAAAAATAATGATAATTATAATGATGATAGTGATGATCCTATGGTTAAAGATATCTTAAATGAATTTCAACAGGAATTAGAAATAAATACACAAAAACAACCTGTTAATGTAAATCAAAAAAATAATTATAATATAAATTATAATCAAGAAAATTTACAAGAGCCTGATATTAATAAAAATATGTGTAATATTAATAAACAAAAAAAACCACAACAATCTTATTATAATGAAGATTATATTAAAAAATCTATTATTCTTACTATTATTGTTTTTATCATATTTTCTCCAATATTTTTTCCTATGATTTCTGAAAAATTACCTTTATCCATTAGTATAATATTTGAAACATACGAATTATATATTAAATTATTAATTTTATTTATATTTACCTATATTTTATATTTCTATAATTTTCTTTAATAATTATTATCAATATTATTTTTATCAAATGCTAAATAATGTGTTTTGTCAGAATTTAATCCTTGTACACCATAAGCATTATCTATATTTTTTATTTCTTTATAATAATTATCATTATCATATATATTATTTTGTGCTTTATCTAATAATTCGGTTGATATATATGGCATTATTAAACAATTCGTTGATTCGTTTAATACACTAGTACTATTTGGAATATTTTCTGTTTTAGTATTATGAGATGGTTTAATATCATCACTAAATTTATCTATATTATTCATCATATAAGGATTATATGCTTTTATTAAAGGTTCATTTAAATCAGAATTATTTGTCTTATTTATAATTTTTTGATAATGTTTAAAATAAACTATTAAAAATATTAATCCTAATAAAAATCCTATAATTTCATCAAATACTACTATTATACTAATAATAAATATTGCTATTAATAATTGATGAACTTGTGAAGTTAATATTGGTGGTACTTCTATATCAATTAATATAGCTAATATTAAAAACACTAATAATAAAATTCTAATAAAATTTAATATCATTCTTATTTAAATATATATAAAATTAATTTAATATACTTAATTGTTTATTATTTATATGGAAACTTTTATTTCATCTAGAGGTTATTCTATATTAAAAAATGATACCAATAAAAAAATAATCAAAGAAATTAAAAAAGAATTAACTGTTTCACCTACTTCAAATCCCAATTCTTCATTTACTAATAATAAAGAATATCCTATATATCTTGAAAGTGATAATAAATTATATATGCCTAAATGTTATGGATTAAATAAATTTGGCATTCCTAAAAATAATAACCTTAATGATGGTTTAGATTGTCCTAATTTAATATTTAATGGTACAATTAGAGATATTCAAAAAAAACCCATTGAAAATTTTATAGAAGCTGCTAAAAATCCAGCAAAATTAGGAGGTATTATTAGTGTTCCTTGTGGTTTTGGTAAAACTATTATGAGTATTTATATATCATGTTATTTTAAGAAAAAAACTTTATTTATTTCTCATAAAGATTTTTTAAATGAACAATTTATCACTAGTATAAAAGATTTTGTTCCTAATGCTAGAATTGGTAAAATTAAACAAAATAAAATTGATATAGAAAATAAAGATATTGTAATAGCAACATTACAATCATTAGCATTAAGAGATTATAATTCTGATATTTTTAAAGATTTTGGATTAGTTATTATTGATGAATGTCATCATATAGCATCTGAAGTTTTTTCAAGGGCTTTTAGAAAAATGAATATTAAATTAACTTTAGGATTATCGGCAACATTAAATAGAAAAGATGGTTTAAGAAAAGTTTTTGAATGGTATTTAGGTAAATCAGTTTATATTCATAAAAATGATAAATCAACTAATGAAATGATTGTTCAAGTTCATAAATATTTTTCTCCAGCATTTGAATATAGTAATATTAAAACTTTATATAATGGACAACCTAATATAGTATCATGTATTAATAATATATGTAATTATAAACCTAGAACATTATTTATATATGAATTATTATCTGAAATTATTAAAAATGAACCAGATAGAAAAATATTAATTTTATCTGAAAGAAAAAATCAATTAAAAGATTTAGAAGATTTAATTAAAAATAATAATATAGCATCATATGGTTATTATATAGGTGGTATGAAAATGAATGATTTAGATATATCAGCTACAAAACAAATAATTTTAGCTACTTATCAAATGAGCAGTGAAGGTTTAAATATTCCTACTCTTAATACTGTTATATTAGCTAGTCCTATTAGCGATATTCAACAATCTATTGGTAGAATTTTAAGAGAAAAAAAAGAAGACAGAAAATATACACCATTATGTATTGATATTTTTGATGAATTATCCGTTTTTAAATTTAAAGGATTTAAAAGACTCAAATATTATAAAACAAATAAATATTTAATTAAAAATTATATCGAAAATATATTTATTGAAGAAATTGATCCTAATTCTTCTAATGATGAAACTAAAAAAGATGAAGAAATAAATATTAGTTATTTTATAGATGATGAATAATTTTATAATATTACTTATTATTTTTATTATAATTTTTATGATTATCTTTAGTCAAACTAATCATATTCCTAATAATAAACAAAAAAATAATTTTAATGATTTATCATTATTAGAAGTTTCTAATGATTTAAATAATACTAATTTTCAAGGATTTGAAAATGAATTATTATATACTTCTGATGATCTTAAAGAAGGTTCTTATATTAATCAATTTAAAGAAATAGATTATAATAATATGAAATTATCTAATAATCAAATTGGATTTAATCCTCAACCTAAATGTTCTTCTGGACCTCTTCCTTTTGCTAATATAAATGTTAATTATCTTCTAAAAGATTAATTGTTTTTACATTTATACTATTATTATTTATATCTATATATTGATATTTTGTTGTTCCAAATGCTCTTGATAATCCTGTATCACAATACCATAATTGATTATCTACTAAAGTTATTTTATCTAAAGCAGTATGTCCTACAAACATATAAGATATACCTAATTCATTATATAATTCATTTGTTTTTATTGAATCATTATTATTTCTATTCCATAATATTCCATTAGAACCTATTATAATATTATCTATTATTTCTTTATCTTCTATATTTATTTTATTATTTTCTAAATAATTATTCCATATATGATTAATATAAAAAATATCTTTATTATATTTTTTTAATAGTTTTAAATGTTCTAATTCTAATTTCGCATGACAAAATATTAAATCTCTTATTTTTATTATTAATGGTCTTTTTGCTAATATTAATCCTATTGATCCCTTTGGTTTAAATAATTTTTCTCTTGATTTTTCATCATTTTTATTTAAAGGTGATACATATGAAAAATCTCCTATTACATTCATCAATTCATGATTACCTATTAATGATATACAAAATCCACCTTTAACTCTTGCTATATTATTTAAATGTTCTGTAAAATATATCATTTCATAATCATTTAATATTTCCCAATTTTCATTTGTATTTCTATTTAAACTATCTATTTGATCTCCTAATTGAACTATTATTGTATTAGGAGGATCTGCTATCCATTCTAAATTATTATTTATTATTTTACTATCAATTAATATAGATTTAAATCTTTTTATATCTCCATGTACATCACCTATTATTATTATTCTCGATGAATTATTTATTTCATTTATATAACTATTAAACATCATTTATTAATAAATATCATATATTTTTCTTTAAGTAATATTATTTTATTATTATATTACTTAATTTTATATTATTTAGTTTTTTATTTTTATTTGTATCTAAATATATATCATAATCATTATAATTAAGATATATATCTTTTGTTGTATTATATGATGATTTATCATCATTAATTATATTAGTTAAAATATTACTATTATAATTTATACTATATCTTTCTAATATATTTAAATCATTAAAATTAGTAGTATAAATATTGTTTATACTATTTATAATATCTGTTTCATTTTCAGAATTATTTATTTGTAATTCATTTATTTTATTATTTATTATTATTTTTTTATCATTATTTAATAAATCATTAAACATTTTTAAACTTGATTTTGGATTATTAAATAATCTAATATCTTTATCATAATTTCTATTAAATTTATATAATGAATTTTTAGTTTTATCAAAATTATCATAATATATTGTATTTACATATACTGGTCTTTTTATTAATTTTTTAATTGTTTTAATAGTATTAGATTCTAATATATTAAATAAATTACAATCACCCATTATAAATAAAACTATTTCATCATATTTTTTAATTATTTCTTTAAAATTTTTTTCAATATATTTATTATTAACTTTATTTATAATTTTTAAATCAGTCTCTTTTTCTGGTTTTTTTGTATATATTATATCTTTTATTTCTTTTATTTTGTTATTATTATATACTTCTTTAAATAATATTTCTTCATCTAATGTTATTTCTGGACTAAAAGCATTTTGTTGATTTTCAGGACCTCTTACTATATAAAATGATGGTTTATTTATATTAGTACTTAATTTATTTAATTCAATAATAATTTTTTTAGATGTATCATCATCATTTATATTTGATAATATCTTATTTATTTCTTTAACTTTATCATTATAGTTTGATTTTTTATTAGTTATTGTTATTAATTTATATTCTATAAACTCATCATATATATCATTTATATCTACTATATCATATATATATCTAATAAATGGTTTTAATTTATCTCTTCTATATTTATTACTATATATAATATCTAAAATATTTATAATATCACGTATATCACTTTTATTAGAATTAATTATAATTGAATTTATTAATATAAAATCTTCTTTTTTTAAAATTACATATGGTATTATTTTTTCTATAATTAATTTAAATATTGATGTAGTAGTAATACGACTTATAGTACTTCTCTCTACTTTTTCTTTTTCTCTAAATTTTAATAAGTTTTTAGCAATATCATTTGCTTTTTGTATATTAATAAGTAATTTTTCAATATTAGTTTTTAAGTCTTCTTTAGTTAATTCATAAGATTTATAATTTATATTTCCTATTATACTTACTAATTTATAATTTTTTTTAGTATCATCATCTATATCATCTTCTTGTAATTTTTTTAATAAAGTGTTATATAAATTTTTTGAAATATCATTATTATCAATATATGTTTTTGTTAATATATCAATATAATCATCATTAGTAATATTACCACCTTTAGATGTTGTTGTACTAATATTAGAAAAGGTTAATATTTCATTAATTTGTTTTAAATAATTTATATATTTAGATATTTCAAATTTTTCTATAAAATCATATTGATTTGTATTTTTACTAGTTATAATACTACTAAAAGATATTTTACTTATATTACTAAAATAGCTACTTTTTGGTTTACTTGTCTTACCTACTGAAGTTATATATGTTTTTAAAGAATCATTAAATTTCATTATAATATCAATATCATTTAAATTATTATCATCAATATATTTAGTTATTTCATTAATATCATCTTGTTTTATATCTATATGTCTTTCTATATATTTTTTATGATTTTCCTTTAAATTTCCAATTAATTCAATATATAATAATATATTCAACGCTTCGTCATTAGTTATAATATATTTAATTTTATTGAAAAAATCAGTATATTTAGTATTTAATGAAGTTATGTCTCTAATTATTGATTTATTATTATTATTTAAATATTCCTTGATTTTTTGTTTAATATTTCTAATTTGTGTGTCATATTCATCTGTTTTTTTTTCAACAATTGTTATATTTTCAAATATATTAATAATTAAATTTATATTTTCTGTAGTTTCTATATTATTAATATTTAATTTATCTAATAATTCTTTTAATTCTATATCTGATTCTGAAGTTATTATTGTTTCTATGGGTGTTGCTGCTGCTTCTGCTGTTTCTGCTGCTGGTGATACTGCTGTTTTTGCTGCTGGTACTGTTGATAATACTGCTTCTGCTTCTGCTGCTTCTGCTGCTTCTGCTGTTTCTGCTGTTTCTGCTGTTTCTGCTGTTTCTGCTGCTGGTACTGCTGCTGGTACTGTTGATAATACTGCTTCTGTTCCGTCTGCTGGTACTGCTGCTGGTACTGCTGCTGGTACTGTTGATAATACTGCTTCTTCTGTTAGTGCTTTTGTTAGTGCTTCTGTTAGTACATCTGTTGGTGATACTGTTATGTCTGTTGATGGTACTGTTGTGTCTGCTCCTTTTTTTCTATCTGCTGCTTCTTTCTTTACTTTTCTAAGTTGTGATAATTTATACGCAGAATCTTTAGATTTTACTGATTCTACTGATTCTGCGTATACATCTGATTCTGATTCTGATTCTGATCCGTCTCTTTCTCCTTCATTTCCTGCTGCTGTTCCTGTTACTTCTGTTTCTCCTTCTGCTTCTTCATTTGATACAAATCTTAATCCGGTTCCTAATCCATCTTCATTTGATGTTTCTTCTCCTTTTGATACTGATCCTGATCCTGTTCCTGTTCCTGTTCCTGTTACTTCTGTTTCTCCTTCTGCTTCTGCTTCTTCATCTGATACAAATATTAATCCTGATCCTGTTCCTGTTCCTAATCCATCTTCATTTGATGTTTCTTCTCCTTCTGATCCTGATTGATCTTTTGTTCCTGCTACTTCTTCTTCTTCTGATACTGCAACTTCTGTTTCTCCATCTTCTAATCTTGTTTCTGATGCTTCTTCTTTTATTTTTGATAAGTTAGTTTTACGATCAATGATCACAGAATCAGAATCAGAATCAGAATCAGATACAGAAGATAAATCAGCATCAACACTTCCTGATATTTTTAAATCTATACTAGGATCAGTAGATAATACAACAGTATCCTGACTTCCGGTTATTTCTTTTTCAAAATCTATAATATTTGATTGAATTTCAAAATATTTTTCAATAATTTTTTCATTAGATTCAATATCTGATTTTACTTCTTCTTCTATTTCTTCTTCTTCATTTTCAATAGTTGTATCATCTTGAAATAAATCTTTATATATAGGTGTATCTGTCATACCATATTTAATTAATTGGTTTTTTAATTTCTTTTTAATTTTTTTATCTATAGATGTTAATAATTTTTTATTACTTATAATAGTTAAAAATTTATATAAAGTAAGTGGGTCTGTTGATAAATCTTTTTCAAGTATTTTATCTACAAGTTGTTGTTGATCTATATTCTGATATTCATCTAAATCAAAATTACTTGTCTTTAGGATATTATTAGGTATAGAATTTAATAATAATTCGTTTTTATCAGTAAAACAGTTTGGATCTAATAAATAAAAAATTATTTTACATTGATCAGGTGTTAAATTAATTTCCCCTCTTGCTAATTTAGTATTTATTTGTAATATAGTATTTGATGTTAAATATTTATCATGTTCATTATTATATTCATATAATTTCTTTAAAGTATGTGAATTATAATATAATATATTATTTGCGATATTTATAATAATTGAAATATCTATATTTTCAGTTTTATTAATATCACAATATGTCTTTTGTTGTATAGTTAATAATTTTAAAATGTTTTTAAAGTCAATTGATATTGTATTATCAACTATTTCTAAAATCATATATAGTTTTAAACAATACTCAATTAAATTAGTTATATATAAACATAAATTACTATCAGACCGTTCTTTACATTTAGAATAACAATATAATTTTACTATATATACATAATTTTTAACATTAAAAAATATATCATATTTTAATCTTGTTGTTATTAAATCACGAGTCTTATTTACTACAAAATGCTTTTTAATATCATAAGTAATATAATTATATTCAGGATCAATCTTTTTAATTATACTAATAACAATATCTTTTAATTTTTTTAAATAGTCTTTTGTATTTTCATTATATAATATAATATCATCTTTAATATTTTTATGAAATTTTATTAATAAAAATTTATATTTACGAGTATCTATATTAAATTTTCTATGTATACTACCATTTATTATATTATAAATAAATGCTAATATTAATATATTAAAAAATATCAAACAATCATCATTAAATTTATAATTATAATATTCTATGGCTTCTATATGATCAATTATTAATGTTAAGCTATGTATATTATCAAATTTAATATATGGTTTATCATAATATAATGTTAAATAGGAATTTGGATTCATCAAATTTCTAAAAAACCCATCATATACTGATTCCTCTTTTGGCTCTATATTTTTTTCTTTTAATTCTTCTTTTAATTCTTCTTTTAATTCTGCTTCTAATTCTGCTTCTAATTCTTTTATTGTTTTTTCTTTTACTTCTTCTTTTACTTCTTCTAGTTCATCTTGTTCTTCTGCTTCATAATTATATGATAAAAATTTTTTAATAATTTCATTGTTATATAATAATTTATTGTTTTTAGAAAATTTATCATTATAATTTTCATTTAATTTTATTATATAATTGGTTAATCTTGAATCTAACTTCTCTTCTTTAAACAAATCAACGCTAATTTTTATTTCTTTTTCAATGTGTCCATTTAAATTATGCTTTGAAAATATTGATTCTTTATTACTTATTATTATTAAAAATTCATTTATATTAATTTCTTCATCTATATTAAGTTTTATTAAACAATCAGGTACTTTAATTTTATCGTATTCATTTTTTAATATTGTCTGTTCCGCTTTTATTGATTTATCTTTAAAATTTTTCCCATTATCATCAAATGCTCTTAATATAGCAGAATATTCATTATATTTTATTTTTAATAAATTAATATATTCATTTATAGTTGTATTGTATAAATTTATTCTATCTACTATTTTTTTAAAATTATCAATAGATTCTAAATAATTTGTAATTAATTGTTTATTACTTATTTCTATTTTATTATGTTTATCATCTTTATCATAATCTACTATTTTCAACTTAGAATCAATATCTATGGAAGTTTCTTCACTATCATTTAATAATAAATTCCATTCTACTTCTATTTGTTTAATTCCTTTATCATAATCAGAATTTATATTTTTTACTAAATCATCACATTTAGTTTCATTTTCTATTTTATTTGTAAAAAAAGATGTTATATCATAAATTTCTGTATCTAATTTGGCTATATTATTAAATAATTTTTTACTATATGTAAAAGAAGTTTCTTTAGTATTATTAATAGTATTTTGTAATAATAATGTATATTTATTAAATTTTTCTATATATTCACTATCTATTATATATATATAATATTTAGTAGTTTCAGTATTAAGATTTTCAATATATTCATTATATAATTCTATATATTTATTATTAATTTCTTTAATATTATATTCTATATATTTTTTAATATTTTCTTCTATATGTGATTTAATATGTGAATCATATATATTATTATATGATTCTATTGTGGTTTTTTTGATAGTAGTATTAAATTCGTTTAATAATTCTTCTCCCTTATTTTCTAATTCAGGTATTTTTATTTTAAAGTTTTTTTTATTATATTCGGCATTATTATCTTTATAATATTTTTTAATATTTTCATCAATTTCATTTATAATTGGAGTAATATGAGAATCTGTTATTATTTTAATAAATTTATTAAAATAATCTAATATATTATTTATATTATAATTATCATTTATAATAATTATATTATAATTATTTATAAATTTTTCATCTAGTATGTTATTATCAAATAATTTTTTTATTTGATACTCAGCTACATCATAATTATCATAAGTTTCAAATTTATCATATTTGTCATATTTTATATTATCATTTATAAAGTTTAATAATTTATATTCATTATAATTATTAAAATAATAATTATAAATATTTAATTGTTGTATACCATTATATAATTTAAAATAAATTTCAAAAATGTTATTTATATTATCATTATATTTGTCTAATTTATTAATATTACTAATTATTGTTATTATATTATTATTTATTTTATCAAAATCTTTTATATTATATTTTTCATCTAATTTTATAGTTGAATCATAATATTCATATAATAATAATGTATATATATCATGTAATTTATTATATCTATTAAATAATTTATTACATTCTATTATGTTATTTTTATCTTTACCTTTAATTATTTTTTTAATATTATCAATTTCTATTTCTAAAACTTCAATATTATCATGATAATATTTTAAAATATTATCTTTAATACTATTAAATATTATAATATATTTATTTATATTATTAATATACTCATTAAATATTAAAAAATTTTTTTTAATATTTAATATTATATTAATATTATATTTTATATTAATATTAAAAATATTATAAAAAATTTTATTTATTGACTTTAATGATTTAATATTATTTATAAAATTAAATTTATTATTACTAAATATTAAATAATTATAATAAAATTTAAATGAATCATTAATACTTTTATCTAATTTTTTAATAATTAGATCATCTATTTTTTTAGAAAATATATCAGAGTTATAACTTTTATTTTTAATTATATTAATATTAGTATTATTTGTTATTTTATTTTTTGAATAAATTTGATTTAAAATTATATAGTTATTAATTAATTCTTTTAACTCTTTGGATAAAGTTAAATCTTTTTCTGTCAATATTTCATCTATTTTAATTTTTAATTCTTCAAATGATAATGTTTTTATTATTTCAACTTCATTTAATATTTTAATAATATTTTCATATATATTCTTATTATTTTCTGTAGTATAATTTTTATTAATATAATAAGTAATATTAATAAAATTTGGCATTCTTTTACTATCACCATAAGGATGTTCTGTTCCATTTATAATAGGAATAATTTCTTTTATTGATTCAATTATATTATCTATATTATTTAAATATTTATTTAATATAGTTACTTTACATTGTTCAAATATATGATCATCAATAATTTTTATATTATATTTAGTCATTGATGATAATTTATTATTAATGACTAAATATAAATCATATAATAATTGTAATATTATTTTACCTTTTTTTATATGAGATAAATCATCAATATTTAAATTAAATATACTAAATATTTTTATAATATGAAATAATATATTTAATATATTATCAATAAATGTATCAATTTTTGATTTATTGTAAATAATTAAATTTAAAAGTAATATATATATACTATATTTAACAATTACAAATGAAAAAATTTTAATTTTATTAAATTTATTAATTGTTTTTATTGAGTTTATTATTATAAATATTAATTTTTTTTCACCTTTTATTAACTCTGTAATATCATTATATGATTTATATATCAGTTTATCATTTTTATTTTTTTTAATTAATTCTTCATTATTTTTAATTAATTCAAAATCTTTATCTTGTAAATGTAAATCAGATTTAATTACATTTTTTTTATTATATAATTTTATATAGTGATTATCTGTTAAATATAAATAATCAATATTATTAAAATAATCATCAAAAATAGAATTCTTTTCATTGTATTTATATATATAGTCTAAACATTTATCTTCATTAATTAAACTATTTTTTATTTTGTCATTAATATTTAGTTGTATGTCTTGATAAAATGCTGTTAATTTATCAATATTATTTATATATGTATCATTTTTTAATATAAAAATACTATTTTTTATAATTTCTTTTATATTTAATATATACTTATTATGATCGCTTATTAAAAAAGATATTTCACGTTTATATATAATTTCATTATAAAATTTATGATATTTTGTTAATTTTTCTTTTAATTCTTTAATTTTATTATCATTTTCTATTTTTATCTTAATTATATAATTATTTATAATTAATAATATATTAGAATATATTTCTATTTTTTTAGAAATATCATTATCAATTATATTATAATATTCTTCATATATTTCATTATTTAGAGTATCTATAAGTGTTATAATATTATAATCTATTATATACTTATCAATATTTTCTTTAATTTCTCTATTTTCTTCAGTAATGAAATATTTTTTAGCAGTTAAGGCATCATTAATTACATTAGAAATATGATAATTATCATCTTTATTTTTGTATTTATGATCAATACTATTTGTTATATAAAATAAATCATTTTTAATTCTATCTAAATCTATATCTATTTTATATTGTTCAATTTCTTTTTTATCATTCTCATCTATTTCTTTATTAGTATCATCACCAACATCAACTTCATCACCGTCACCATGATCACCATAAGCACCACCTTTTTTAATATTAGTATCTTTATCTATAGTATTATTTTCATTAAAAATTAATTGAAGTATTTTAGCAGTATTTTCCATAATATATTCAGATTTATATGTATCAGAGTCATATAAATATCCTTTATTTTCATCAGATCTATAAATATTAGGATCAATCAATTTAGAATCATTATTATTATTTACAATACCTTTTCTTTGAGAAATTATACTCATTATATCATGTTTATATTGATTATCATCTTTAAATTTTTGATAACAAAATTTTGATAAAATATCAACAGATTGATATGTATTAATATCACTAGAATCACCTATAGTAATAAAAAGAATATTATTATAAGTAGACATAGTTATCTCTATAATAAAACAAAAAATAAAAATTATTGATATTTTTTCACTAATTCTTCTTTATTAATATTAGATGGTAATATATACCATTGTTTTTTTTTAGGATCCCATCTTGCTCCTTTATTTTTAGCATCATCTTTTTCTTTATAAGATACATTTAAATATATATATGTATTATTTATAGTCCTTTCTTTTTTATTTATAGAACTATTAGCTAACATATCAGCATAATAATTTCCAATAGAATGTTTATCTTTTTTATCTGTATGAGCCATTACATGTATATATTTAATATTATATAAATTAGTTAATTCATATATTTTTTTAATTAATTCTAAATTTGGTGGTATTTTATTTTTACTTAATTTCCAGTTATTATCTTCTAATTTTTTTCCATAATCTGTAGCACATTTTATCATATATGTACTATCACTAACTATAATTTTATTTTTAATAGGATTATCTTTAATCATTTCAATTGCTTCAATTGCGGCTTGTAATTCAGCAACATTATTTGTAAGTTTATATTCAAAATCAGATTGAATTAATTCTTTAGATACATTTAAAGGATTATCTTTATAAAAATAAATACCAATACCTGCTTTAGCATTATTACTTCCATTATTAATACATGCTCCATCTGTATAAATATATAAATTATTAAAATTTTCTATAAACAATAAAGCTTCATCATAATTATCAAATTTTTTAAAAATAGGATTATCAAAATTATCTATTTGTGTTTTACAATCAAGCCAATTTGTAAAAATACCATTTTTATTTCCATTTGCTACGGCATAAAAAGAACTCATTAATAATATTATATTTTATATTATAAAATCAATTTTTTATTTAAATAAAAAATGATTAATAAATAATTATTAATAATAATATGCAAACAGGAATTATTTCATTTGGAGATAGAGTAGTATGGAATATTAAATGTAATTCTACAAAAGATTATATATTAAATGAAATATATAATTTATATGGAATAAGAATAATCCAAAAACATTATTTTAAAATAGATGAAAATAATATTAAACATTTTAAAAAAGTTCCTCATTTAATATCTTTAAGAACAAATGGGAATAGATATTATATTTATTTTACTAAATATAATGATGTAGAAATCATTTATTTTATTGATATGAAAATTCATACTGGTTATGAAAAACCTAGAATAATATTAGCGAGAGGTTTATTTGATAAATCATTGTTTAAAAATACTTTATTAGAAGGTGAAATGGTAAAAACAAACGAAAATAAATGGATATTTATGATTAATGATATAATAGCATATGAAGGAAAAAAATTAGATAATTTAATATTACCAGAAAGATTAAAAATAATATATAATTTATTAAATGATAAACATACTCCAGATAAAATATGTGATGTATGTGAATATAAAATTAAATCTTATTATTATTTATCAAAAGAATCATTAAAAGAACTAATAAATATATCAAAAACTCTTAATTATACATCTAGAGGAATATATTTCTATTCTTATTATCTTAAACATAAACCTAAGTTATATAATTTTGATGAAAATGTAATTATTAATGTTCAAAAGAAAATTAAAGATGTAACAGAATTTAAAGAAATATCTCAACCTCAGATATCTTCAAATACTATAACTTCAAATTTCATATTAACTTCTAATATTTTACCTAAAGTAGAAAATAATAATGATGATTTTAAATATTTATGGATAGCTAAAACAGATAACGCTGATATTTATTATTTATATGATAATTTTAATATTTTAACATCTAATAAAATAGGTATTGCTCTAGTTCCTACATTAAGAGACAGTATTAATTTAAGAAATAATTTTAAAGATAAAAATTTAACATATACTATTAAATATAAATGTAAATATAATGAAAAATTTAATAAATATTATCCAATTGAACAATGTATTTAAAAATTTAATAAATATTATAATAATTATTATATGAATTTAAAAAATGAAGAAGCATATTTATCATTATTAGATAATACATTAAAAAATGGAAATAAACATAATACTAGAAACGGTATAACTTATTCTTGTTTTGGTTCTTTTTTAAATTTTGATATTAATAATGGTTCATTATTTCCATTAATGACATCTAAAAAAGTATTTTTTAAAGGAATTGTAGAAGAATTATTATGGTTTTTAAAAGGTTCTGTTAATTCTAAAGATTTAGAAAAAAAAGGTGTAAATATTTGGAAAGGCAATTCATCGCGTGAATATTTAGATTCTGTTGGATTATATGATTATGAAGAAGGATATTTAGGTCCTATTTATGGTTATCAGTGGCGTTCTTTTAATGGTAAAGTAGATCAACTTAAATATTTATTAGAAGAATTATCTAAATCAAATAGTAGAAGAGCGGTTTTATCAGCATGGAATCCTGTTCAATTAAAAGAACAAGCGTTACCTCCATGTCATTTATTATATAACTTTTATAAAAATGAAAATGATTTATCATGTATGATGTATATGAGATCATGTGATTTATTTTTAGGATTACCTTTTAATATAGCATCTACAGCATTATTTACAATGATAATAGCGAAAGTAATGAATTTAAATGCTAAAGAAATTATAATAAGTATTTGTGATTCTCATATATATGAAGAACATATTGAACAAGTAAAAATACAATTAAATAATGAAATTTTTAAACAACCAGAAGTTAAAATAATTAAAGAAATAAATCATGATATTTCTATAGATGAAAAAATAAAATGGATTGAAAATCTTATTTATGAAGATTTTCAATTAATTAATTATAATAGTCATGATAAACTTAAGGCAATTATGAAATAAATCCAATATCAGTTAAATAATAATTATTATTTTTTAATTTTAATGAATATAAAAATCCATTATTTACTATTTTTTTAATATTTCTAATTTTATTATATAAATTATTATTATAATTAAAATAATAATAATAACTATCACTTGTTTTTCTAGGTATTTTTATTTGAATATATCCATCTAAATAATATGAACGTATACATATTCCTGATAATAAATAAGCATATTTAATTAAATAATAATCATCTTTATTTTTTATATTAAATTCATTAGTAATTTCTATTAAACTTTTTGTAAAAATTAATAATTGTTCTTTATTTAATTTTAGTAAATCATTTAATACAATTTTTTTACAATCATTAATTATAATTTTATTTTTATCATTTATAACATATTTAATATTATTTATATTTAGATAATTTATTATAAAATCAAATATTTCTTTATTTGTAATATCTGTTGTAAAATTATTAGTACTTATATATAAACCTTGAAATCTATAATAATCATTATCTTCTTCCTTATTTTCATTTTCTATATTAATATTTGTTGGAAATCCTATAAAATCAAATGATGATAATTCACTTGTTTTAGCATTAATTTTACATCTAGATTCATTATAACTTAAATATTCACATATTTCTGGTGTTTCAATAGAATTAGGAATATTTTGAATACTTTTTATAATTATATTATCATTTATTAAATAATTATCAATATTATTATTAAATGTTATTTTATTCAATTGATATTTATTTTTATAAATTTTATTAATTTCATCTATTTCATCAAAATAATATGATCCATCCTCTTTTAATGCTAATATTAAATGTGTTTCCTTATTTAAATTATCAATTCTTACTAATCCTTTATTAGTAAATATTAATAATTCTCCTTTTAAAAATTTAGACATATATATATTAAAGAATCAATATTTATTCTTTAAATTATTTTAATCATAATATTTATCACAATTAATATCTGACCATGGTATACCACAAATTTTAGAATAGGCACATCTAATTACATTAGTATCCATATTTCTATCTTTTTTATTTATTCCTTGATCTACACTAGCTAAATACATTGGATAAATATTTTCACAATTTAATGGTATTGTCTTTGCTTCTAATCCTGTTAAATTACCATAATTATCTTGATCAGTAGTAGAACAATTATTAACAGTACCTTTACCATCATTTGATATAGAACCTGGTCTTTGACAAATTCTGGCTTTTCCAGTTTTTTTATAAACTCTTATAATATTATCATTTATATTATCAGAAAGACTGTTAACAGTTTTATCATAATTAAAATTTAAATAACTAATTCCTAATTTTTTTAAATCATCTTTAATACTACCATAAGTTGTATTTGTTATATCTTTATAAAAATCTGTATAATCAGTACTAGTATCTAATCCATTTGGCGTAGATGTTAAATTTAATATTTTATAATTGTTCATTAATAAAGCAGCTTTTGCTAATTCATATTTTAAATATAATGCTGTATTATTTTTAAATATATTTGTATTTATTAAATTAGATTGGCTATCATTATTATAATAAATATCAGCATATAATTTCTTTGGAAAATATAGAGTATTATTTATTAATTTATTATCATCAATTATATCATAATTACTATTACTTGATGCTAATCCAATTATATTACAATTTACATTAAAAAAATGATATTTCCCTCCATATTCAGTAGTACTTGGTTTAAGATTAGAACTAGCTTTATATATATCATATGTATTAAATAATTTATTATTTAAAACACATCTATATTTAAATAATTCAGGAGATATAGCATTTGATTCAAATGACTTACCATAAGCATTTTTAATATTACTTGAATCAGAATTATTGTATACTTTTTCTAAAATCCAATAATCTGGACAACTTAAATTATCATAATTACCATCTTTATTAAATTTAAATGGTTTAAAATTTATAACTTGACCAACTAAATATAAAATTATTAAAATAGTTCCTATTATATAAACAATAGTAAATGGTAAAAAACTATTCAATAATAAATATTTAATTTTATCAGATAGTAAACTTAATATAAATAATATGATAGCAAAAGATCCATATAAAATACATATCGCTATTGTACCATAAAATACTTTTTCTCTTTTTAAATTAAAAATAGCTCTGTCATAATCATTTAAATCATTATCTAATAAACTATTGGGAGTTTTTGTAGAACATTTATTACCCATATTTATTATTAATATTATTTCTATATTATATAAATGATTTTATTTAATAATTTGTTTGTGTATATTATAATGTTTTAAATTTAAAAATAACTAAATTCTGTTGTTTTTAAACCTTTTTGAGAAGTTAACGCAGGTGTTTCCATGGGCATTTTTAAAGTACTTACACTAGTTTTATAATCTAAATATTGTTTAATATTTGTTATAATTTGTTCAGAACACCATTCAATAACTTCTTTATTTAATGCTTTTATTTGTTCTTTAATATTAAAATTAAGATTTTTTCCACTAGATAAATATATAGATCTCATAACAATACTTAATTCTTGTTCACTTTGTCTACTTATTTTATATTTTCCATTAGTTTTATTATAAACATAATTTATAAGACCTTCATGAATAATATCAACATTTTCTCGTGAAAAAAAAACTTCAGATACACATGTACCTGTATAATTTCTTGAAATAGATTCTAAATTTTTTTGATCATATAATCTTACATCATTATTATAAATTTTTGCTGTTTTAGTTGGAGTTTCAAATAAATTTACTCTTCCATTTAAAATATAATCAGCATCCATTTCTTTTTCTTTCTAATTTATAGAAATAGAAAAGAATGGAAAGTAATTACTTATGCGAATATGTTAAATATTTATTAGAAATTAATAAAATAAAAATTAAAGATGTTAAAACAATTTATCATTTAACTAGTTGTATAGAAAATGTTATATTTAATGTTGTATCAATTGCTTCAGTTATTACTTTTATTAATAATTCAAAATGTATTAAAAAAGAAAGTATTGATATTATTACTAAATATTTAAAAAATTCATGTGGAAATCCTAAATCTGATATAATTAAAGGTGGTGGTGGTGCTATTGTAATGCCTAGTGAATTTTATGGAATAAGTTCTATGAGATATTCTCCAACTAATAATATTCATAATATAGATAGATTACATATTGATTTTAATACCGATATTGCTCGTCCTCAAATAGGAGGTGGTGTTAAAAAATCTAAAACAAAACCAATAATAAAAGCTATTAATGATATATTAAGTTATTATAAATTAAAAAGTAGTAATGAGATAAAAAGTAAAATATTGAAATTGATAGAATCTTATATTAAATGTTTAATAATAAAATTAAAAAAAATAAATAAAACAGTAACAATTGATATTATTAATAATAGTATGAAATCTGATAAAATGTTTGAATTATTTAAATAAATATAAATATTAATTATAATTATTTTAAATAATTAATGCCTATTATTACAATAGATGGTAATATCGGAGTTGGAAAAACTACTATATTAAATTATTTACATTCTAATTATAATATTAATATTGATTTAGAACCTATTGATAAATGGAAAATATTTTTAGATAATATTTATATTAATAAAAAAAATTTCTTTAATTTTCAAATTAGAGTATGGTTAGATAGATCATGGATTCAAGAAAAAGATCTAAATGTTAATATTATAATGGAAAGAAGTCCTTATTTTATTCGTAATACATTTAATAAATATATGTATAATAATAATTTAATAACACAACCAGAATTTAATATTTTAAATGAATTATATAATAAAACAGATTTAATATGGAATCCTAATTATTATATATATTTACGTTCAGATCCTAATAAATGTCTTAAAAGAATTATTAATAGAGGAAGAGAAAATGAACAAAATATAACATTTGATTATTTAAATGATATTCATAATTTACATGAAGAAACATATAAACAAATTTTAGAAAATAATAAAAATATTATATGTATAGATATTGAAAATAAATCATTAGAAGAAATAGCAAATATTATAATTAAATATTTATATTAAACCTTTAACATTTAAATTGTCCGATTTTTTATTACTAAATGATATAAGAATTAAACTATATTATAATATGTAAAGATGGTGTTATACCTACCAGTTGATTTACCCTTTGAAAAATGGTATTATTGAATTAATTACTATGTTATCAGAACATTAAGCGTAAGCGAGCTAATTAATTTACAAAAAAACGAATTCATACATAGTCCACGCTATGTTATAATCAAATTTTTACATCTTTGGCATTTGATTTATTCTTAAATCGGATATTTTAAATGGTAAAATGTAAAAAAATCATATATTATATTTGATATATATATATTATCATTTTTATGTAACATACTATTATAATATAAATGATATTCATTTATAATATGTAATTTATTAATTATAATAAATATTATAAAAAATATATATAATATAAGTCCAAAATAAATATCATTTATTGATATTTTATTATTATATATTAAAATAGCAGGAATTATTTTTCCCACAAAATTTATTATAATATATTTATGTATTATTTCTTTTTTTGTTTTATTTATTATAAAATAATAAATTCCATATGAAGTTCCTATTATAAATGCTATTATTAAAAATATAAACGGATTATAAGATAAAATATTACAATAATATAAAATAAACCATAAAAATATCCATGATGAAAACATTGTTAATTCAAAAAACATTTTATTATTTTAATAATAAAAAATGATTTAAATTATAAATAAATAATAAATATTATAATGCAACAAGAAATTGATAATAAATATAAAAAACATGAATTACGTTCTCATATTTATAATCGTCCTGATATGTATATTGGTACAATTCAACCAAATACTATAGATACTTATATTATTGATAATTCAGATAAAATTATTAAAAAACAAATCACATTTATTCCTGGATTATTTAAAATATTTGACGAGGCAATTGTAAATGCTATTGATCATTCTGTTAGAACTAGAGAAGATTTAGCAAAAGATAAAAAAGATATTCAAATTGTAAAAAATATTAAAGTTTGGATTAATAAAGCAACTGGTGTAATTGAAATATTTAATGATGGTAATGGTATTGAAATAGTAAAACATAGTGAATATCAATTATGGATTCCTGAATTAATTTTTGGAGAATTACTTACATCATCTAATTATAATGATGATATCATTAGAACAGTAGGTGGTGTAAATGGATTAGGTATTAAATTAGCAAATATTTTTTCGAAAGAATTTACAATTGAAACAGTAGATCATAAAACAAAAAAAATATATAAACAAACATTTAAAGAGAATTTAACAATTAAAGAATCACCAGATATTAAAAGTTGTCAGAAGAAACCATATACTAAAATTAGTTTTCTACCTGATTATGAAAAATTTGGAATTAAAGAAATGAGTGATGATATATATGATTTATTTAAAAGACGTGTATATGATGTATCAGCATGTACAGATTCTACTGTAAATGTATATTTAAATGATATTAAAATACCAGTTAAAGATTTTGAAAAATATGCTGATTTATTTTTAGATACAAAACATTCTCAACCTAGATTTTATGAAAAACCTAATGATAGATGGGAAATTGTTGTTGCTGTTAATCCTAATGGTTGTTATGAACAAATGTCATTTGTAAATGGAATAAATACAATTAGAGGAGGTCGTCATATTGAATATATTACAAATGGAATTATTAAAAAATTAAGTGAAATGGTATTACTTAAAAAGAAAAAAACAATTAAACCACAACATCTAAAAGATAATTTATTCGTATTTGTTAAATCAACTATTGATAATCCTTCATTTGACAGTCAAACTAAAGAAACATTAACAACATTAATTACTAAATTTGGTTCAAAATGTGAATTATCTGAAAAATTTTATGATAAATTATATAAATCAGGTATTATTGAAACTGCTTTAAGTGCTACTGAAATAGTTGAACAAAAGAAATTAACAAAAACTGATGGTAAAAAATTATCAAAAATTATTGTATCTAAATTAGATGATGCTAATTTAGCAGGAACAAAAGATAGTAGTAAATGTACTTTAATTTTAACAGAAGGTGATTCTGCTAAATCTACAGCAATTGCTGGATTAAGTGTTATTGGAAGAGATCATTATGGTGTATTTCCATTGAGAGGAAAAATTATGAATGTAAAAGATGTATCATATCAAAAAATTTTAGATAATGCCGAAATTACAGCACTTAAAAAAATTATTGGTTTAGAACAAAATAAAGATTATTCAAAAAGTATTAATACATTAAGATATGGAAGTATTATGATTATGACAGATCAAGATCATGACGGAAGTCATATTAAAGGTTTATTATTTAATGTATTTGAAACATTATGGGGTTCATTATATAAATATGATGGTTTCTTAACATCATTATTAACTCCTATTATCAAAGTAACTAATAAAGATACAAAAGAAGTTATATCATTCTATAGTATTACAGATTATGATAATTGGAATGAAAAAATAACAAATAATAAAAGATGGGATGTTAAATATTATAAAGGACTTGGTACCTCAACTGATAGTGAAGCTAAAGAATATTTTAAAAATATGAAGAAAGTAACATATAAATATACAGAAAAATGTGATGAATCTATTAATTTAGCATTTAATAAAAAACGCGCGGATGATAGAAAAGAATGGTTAGCAAATTATGATAAAAATGAAATTCTTGATTATACTAGTAGTGAAATATCATTTGAAACATTTATTAATAAAGATTTAATTCATTTTAGTAATCGCAATCTTGAACGTGCTATTCCTAATATTATGGATGGACTTAAAGAAAGTACACGAAAAATCTTATTTACATGTTTAAAAAGAAAATTATATCATAAAGAAATAAAAGTAGCTCAATTAGCTGGAAGTGTTAGTGAAGAATCAGCATATCATCATGGAGAAGCTTCATTACAAGAAGCTATTATTGGAATGGCTCAAATATTTGTAGGTACAAATAATATTAATATATTAAATCCAAATGGTCAATTTGGAACTAGAATTAATGGCGGTAATGATTCAGGTGCTCCTAGATATATATTTACAGTATTATCAAAATTAACTAAATTAATTTTCAAAGAAGAAGATAATGATATTTTAAATTATTTAAATGAAGATGGAGTATCAATTGAACCTGAATTTTATATTCCAATTATTCCAATGATTTTAGTAAATGGTTCTATTGGTATTGGTACAGGATATTCAACAAATATTCCACAATTTAATCCAGAGGATATTATAAATATTTATTTAGAGATTTGTGATAATATTAAAAGTAATATTGGTAAAATTTTAAATGAAGAAGATATTGAAAAAGTATTAATATTAATTGGTGGAAAAGAAATTAAAAAAATTAATCCTTATTATTTAGGATTTAAAGGTGATATTTATTTAAATGAAAAAAATAATTATACATCTAGAGGTATTTATAAATGGATTAATAATACTACATTAGAAATATCAGAATTACCAATTGGAACATGGACAGAAAATTATAAAGAATATTTGGAAGAATTAATTATTAAAAATAATCAATATTTAAAATCATTTGATAGTCATTATACATCAAAAAATGTTAAATTCGTATTAAATTTAACAGAAAATGCTAAAGAAGAATTAGGTGAAAAAATTGTAAATGAATTTAATTTAATTTCAAATAAAAATTTAAGTTTGAATAATTTACATTTATTTACAACTAAAGGTAATATTAAGAAATATGAAAATATTGAAGAAATATTAAAAGAATGGTGTTTTACACGTATTTATAAATATCAAGTTCGTAAAGAATCTCAATTAAATAAAATGGAATTAGAATATTTAGTATCATCTTCAAAAATTAGATTTATATTAGATGTTATTTCTGAAAATATTAAAATTATGAATATTAAAATGTCTGAAATTGAAAAACAATTACATGAAAAAGATTATTATAAATATGAAGATTCTTATGATTATTTATTAAGAATGCCTATCTCACAATTAACAAATGAAAAGAAAGAACATTTAGAAAAAGAAGTTGCTAAATTAAAATTAGATATTGATGAATTAAAAGATACATCTATTATTGATATTTGGGAAAATGAATTAAAATTATTATTAGAAGAATGGATTAAACATAAAAATGATATTTTAGAAGATTATGAAAATGATTCAAAAGGAGAAATTAAGAAAATTACTAAAAAACAAACTTCAAAAAATAAGTAATTATATCATCTATTTTCCATATATTAACATTATTTCTTTTTATATAATATTTCCATTTATATGGTAATATTAATGATTGTTTTTTTTCTAATTTAATAGCTATTATTCTATCATTTTCATCTGGTATTATTGAATAAATACTTGCTTTATATATAATAATTTCAGTATCTTCTATAGCATTTATAAATAAATATTTATTTTTATTAAATTTCCAATCATCATTATTATTATCATCATTATCATAATTAATAATATTATAATTAAACCATGAATTAATTAATTTTTCAGTATCTTCTAGATAATCAGGAATTACTATAGGTTGTCTCAAATATAATAAATTAAAATTAAAATCTGTAATATTTGTTTGAAGTATTTGGATAGTTGGAGGAAATATAAAATAACAACAAATATAAATAATGATAAATATTATTAAAATATAATAAATTGAATTAAATTTCATTTATTAATTATAAATAGAAAAATTATGAAAAAAAAATCTAATATTAAAAAAAAAGGAGGTTCATCTATTGTTTCTAATATTATAGGTGATAAACCAGGGCCTTTTATTCCAGAAAATTTACAATTAGAAAGTGAAAAAGGAAATAAAGATGTTATATTAAATAAATATAAAAATATAAAAGAAGATGCTGAAAAAGATTATATTATAAAAAAAGATTCTTATTATAATGAAGAAGAAAATAGAATTAAAACTTCCGAAAGATTTATTACATTTTTATCAAAAATAGTAGGACCTTCTATTTATGCTTTATTTAATTTTTTTAGTTATTTATATGAAAATGTTCTTAGTAAAGTATTACGTTATATAAGAAAATTTGTAATTTTTATAAAAGATTGTTTTGTAAGTTTTATCTATAATATAGGTTATATATTTAATAATATTACTAAAGCAAGAGGTGTTATTTTAGTTGTAATTATATTTATTATAATTATCATAATTATTATTAGTTTCTTTTATGGCGGTAATTTACCAAATCCTTTTAGTGGTAATAATATATATAAATCAACTGATGGATTAATAATATCATATAAAGATCTAAAAAATGATAGTCCATTTGCTATATTAGCAAATCAATTACAAAATATAATTCCTGTTCCAGATGAATACGTTAATCAATTAAATAAATTTAAAAATGATTTCTATGGTTTTTTTGGAAAAGATATTATTAATGATAATATAGATACAACATTAAGAGGTACTATTACAACAGGAAGATATGATGGTATTTATAATGTAGCAAATAATATAAATATTACTGATAAAAATATATATTCTACAATTAAACCTAAAAATTCAATTCAAATAAATATTAATTTAAATGATTATGCTAATATTGATTATCAAAATTTACCAACAGCTTTAAAAGCATTAACCAAATATAATATAGATAATTATAAAATTAATATACCTCTATCTTCAAATCAAAGTAATATGTATTATTATGATATTGATAATGCTAATTATCATAATAAAACTGATAATACATATGTAAAACCTATTAATACAGGTGAATATAAAATATTTAATACTTCAAACATTATAGATACCAATATTAAAACAATTTTTAATATTAATCAAGTACCTATAGATAAATTTTTATTTTCAAATAAAGATAATTTAAATAAACAAATATTGGAAACAAAGTTATTTAATTATGATGATACTAGTGGTAAATATATTTATCCTACATCATATATTGATAAAATTTTAAATAAAATTGTATAATTTTTAATAGGATATAATTATAGTTATAATGACTGATAAATGTGATTTAGATAATAATAATTTATATATAAATCCTATTGAAACATGTTCATTAGCATCTTTATATAAAATATACAATAAAACTAGGCATTCTGATTTTTATACAGACAATAAATATTCATTATATAGTCAAGCATTTAGTAATGCTTATACTGATATAAATTCAAATTTTAGAAATCTTAGTACAAATGAATTTATATATAAATATGATAAAAATAAAAAAGATTTATGTTTTCCACTTAAAGAAAATGATGATAAAAGTCCTTATGCTATAAATTGTGTAATTGCTACAGATAATCCTTTATATACTTATGATATAAATAAACGTGTATGTACTGTAATACCAGATTTAAAAGCAACACCTGATATATTAAAATATAGTGAAAATAAGGATTATATATATATAGATAATAATGATGATGAATATAATAAATTTAAATATAAATATAGAAATATAAAAGCTTTTTGTGATAATAAATGGTATGATTGGATTACTATACCTAATTATCATTTTGGAAATGGTTATTTAAAAGATACTGGAGAATTTTCAAAAGAAGATGTAAGAAAATGTTATAAACCATGTGAATTAAATAAATTACCATATATTGATAATAAAGGAATACATAAATGTGTTAATAAAAAAATAGCAGATAATGGTGTTTATAATAAAAAATTAAATTATTCTCCATTTGCTTTAATAAATTTATTAGGTAATACACAAGAAAATTTAGGTAATTTATATATTTATATGTCTTTAGATGAATATTATAAATATAACTCACATGATTTATATGAAATTAATTTAAATACAAGTATTTTAAATACATGTATAATTAATACTTCTAATGGTTTTGTAAGTGAATGTACAATTAAACCTTATAATAATTTTGAAGAAGTTAGAACGGCATATTCTTCATTTAATAATGTAATATTTGATAATATTATAAATGTAAATACATTCGATGAATTAAAAAAATATGAAAAATATGATAATATATTAACTTACAAAAATGTTAATTTTCATGAAAATGATCCTGAATTAATAACATTAAGAGGTTTAATTAATTATAATATATTATCTCATCCAATATTAATACATACATTTATATTAAGTTATAAAATACATGAATTTACAGAAAAAAAAATTTTTACATTAACAAATTATACTGATAATACTAATGGTAATACAATTGATAGTAATATTACTAAATTAAATAATGATAACTATAATGTTAAATATATTATAACTAAATTAATAGAAAATAATGAAATTTATAAAAATAATACTAATAAAAAAGGATTATATATAGAAAGATTAGCAAATATTTTATATAAATCTATAAATATTTGTTATAATAATAAAACTGAATTTAGTAAAAATATTATTAATAAAACAATAGAAGCTATTAATAAATATCTTCTATTTTCAGATAATAATTTAATAGCATATGACAAATTATTTAATTATAATAAATTATGTTTTGATAATAATACTAATCTACAATATATACCTTCAGGTTATACTCCAAATATAGATACAATTAAAGCAACTTATAATACTTATTTAAATATATTAAAACAAGGATTTGAAATAAAATATTATGAAAATAAATCAATTATAATAAATAATATAGATATAAGTTCTCAAACAGCTACTGATAAAACAAAAATTATAAATTTTATAAATAATTATTGTCATTTTAAAAAAGAAACATTAGAAGAAGATATATTATGTAATACTAATCAAATTTATAATGTAGAAATAAAAAATTGTGATTATTGTAGTAACGTATGTACTAAAAATAAATGTTCTACAGATAATAGATGTATATATTATTGTAAAGATCAATGTGATATATATTTATCAGATAAATTAAAAAACTCATCATGTGGTAGTATTAAAGAAAAGAATAAAAATAAAACTACTAATATATCTATAATAGATGAAACCCCATTGGAAGAAAATTCATTTGATTTTTTTTCACAATTTAATAAGTCAATTAAAGTAGCAATTAGTATTATATTTTTTATTATTTTGATATATATAATATATATATTTTATGAAATATTTGGTGAAGCAATATTATTATTTTTTAATTTTGTAATATATTATCTTTATTTTATATATAACATAATTATAAATTTACCTAATTATAATAATTTATGGGTTATTGTTGATTATAAGATGGCAGAATATACTAAAAATTATAATATTAAAAGATATAATAAAGCTTTTACTAATTTATTATCTAAGAACTAAAAACAGAAATAAAATATTTAGAAGTTTTTTTAAAATCAATTATTGGTTTTGGATAATCTATATTATATTTATTATTTATTTTTTCCCAATTAATAATAATTTTATTATCAATGTCTTTTAATTCAGGTATCCATTTTTTAACATATAAACATTCTTTATCATATTTTAATAATTGCGCAGAAGGCGAAAATATACGAAAATAAGGTTGACTATCTGTTCCAATAGAAGCACACCATTGCCATCCTCCATTATTAGATGCTGGATCATAATCTACTAATTTTGTGGCGAAATATTGTTCACCTTTTTTCCAATCTATAAATAAATTTTTAGTTAAAAAAGATGCTACAATCATTCTACATCTATTATGCATCCATCCAGTTTCATTTAATTGTCTCATCGCCGCATCAATTAAAGGAAATCCTGTTAATCCATTTTTCCATAATTCAAAATTACTATTATTAATATTCCATTTTATTTTATCATATTTTTTATTAAAAGGTTTTCCATATATATATGGAAAATAGTAAGAAATATAAGCATAAAAATCTCTCCATATTAATTCTCTAATTAAAGCATGTTTAATTGGAAGACTATAATATATTTCTCTAATACTAATACAACCAAATTTAATATAGGCGCTTAATTTAGTTGTTTTATCTAAATAAGGATATTCTCTTTCTTCATTATAATTTTTAAAATAATTATTTTTAATTTTAATAAGAATTTCTAATGCTTTTTTTCTACCACCATTAACCTTTATATTTGGATTAATAGATGGTTTTAAAAAATAAAAATCTTTTAAATTCTTATAATTAAAATCATAAATTAAATTAAAATTTTTATTATTATTTATTGATGAAGGTTTTTTTAATAATGATTTTTTATAAAAAGGAGTATATTTTAAATAAGGTTTATTATCATCTTTTAAAATAGTTCCTATTTTATGTAATGTATAATCTTCTTCTGAAATTACTGTGATATTATTATTATTACACCATGTTGTAATAATATTATCTCTATTTATAGCATAAGGAGTATAATCTTTATTAAAACTAATAACTTTTATTTTAAATCTTTTTTTAATATCATTTAATATATTAATATCATTATCTGAATAATAATAATTGATAAAATTTAATTCTTCTAATGATTCAAATAAAAATTGAACGGCATTAGAAGAATAATATTTATTTTTATCTTTACATATTTGATTTTTATTAAAAATAAAAATTGGTAATATTTTTATTTTTGGATATTTTTGTTTTAAAATATTTAATGATGTATTATCATATAATCTTAAATCTCTTCTAAAAATAAAAATAGCTATTTCCATTATTTAATTAATTATAAAATTATATATTCAGAACAACTTTTAAATGTTTTTCTATGATATTTATGAAGACCATATAATTGAATAGCATTTCTATGTTTAAGTGTAGCATATCCCATATTATTTTTTAAATCATATTTATTTAAATCTGGTTCATTTTCTAATAATTCTAATATTTCATTATCATGATAATCTTTAGCAACAATAGATGCTGCTGCTACATTTAAATATGTATTATCTGCTTTTGGAATACATTCATATTCTATAATATAATCTTCATTATCAGATATAATAGGTGTAAAATAATTACCATCTACAATTATTTTATTAAATTTTGTTTTTTTCATAACTTCGTATAAAGCTATATGCATGGCTTTTATTGAAGCATTTAAAATATTAATTTTATCAATTTCTTCACAAGAAACAGAACCAATAGCATAAGCAATAGCATTTGTTTTAATATAATTTGCTAAAAATTTTCTTTTTTTAAATGATAATTTTTTACTATCTTTAATTTGAAGATAAATGTCATCTGGAAATGTTTCAGGTAATATTACAGCACAAGCTATTACATTTCCAAATAATGTTCCTCTACCAACTTCATCGACGCCAATAGTATTACATGGACAGGATATTAAAGATGACATTTATCTATATTTGTTATAATATAAATATCATTTTTTTAAAAAATGAAAAAAAATATAATATTATTTTTTACATTTTAAAAGATGAATTATGATGATTTATACGAAAAGATATTTAATTTTATTATTCGTAATAATAATCAACCTCAAATGATTTTATATGATTGTTATTATAATTCAAATAAAGATTTATGTAAAATATCAAGGAGTATAAAACAACGATTTAATTTAGATAAAGATTATAATGATATTATGGAATCATACTGGAATGATTATTTTATTTTCAAATTAAAAGATATATATATTGTACTTAATGTTCAAATATATAACAAAATAATAGAATTTAAAGTAATTAAAGAAAAAGATAGAAATAAAGCATTAATTTATAGATATATATAAATTTTTGTTTTTATTATGAATAAAAAATGAGTTTAAGATTAAAATTATAAATATAAATATTTAAAGAAAGTAATTATAAAATGGATGAAGATTTATTATATAATTTTAATAAAATATTATTGGAAAAACGAGCAGAAATTATTGAATTAGCAACAAATAAAAAACGAGAAAATAAAAAAATGACTGATATTAATAAATTAAGTAAAGATATTTCGACTACTTTTACCAGAATTAAACTTGAAAATGAAAAGAAAATCAGAAACTCAGCAAGATATAAGAAAAAAGAAACAATATAAATTAAATAAAATGGAAAATACTGATACCACATACTGTAAGAATATATTAAAAGAATTACTAGATAAACCTTTAATTAAACAAAGAACAACCGAATGGTTTAATTTAAGAAAAGATAGATTAACAGCAAGTGATTTACATGATGCTATTAAAAATCCACATTCATTAGTTAAAAGAAAAATGAAGGGTACAACATTTAATTCATCTGGAATTCCAGCATTAAAATGGGGTACAATGTTTGAAACCATGGCAATTAGAATATATTCTCATATAAAAAAAACAAAAATTCATGAATTTGGATTAATTATAAATGAAGAAATTGAAAATTTTGGAGCATCACCTGATGGTATAACTGATGAAGGAAAAATGATAGAAATTAAATGTCCATATAGTAGAAAAATAATTGATGGTAATATACCAGAAAAATATTACTATCAAATTCAAGGACAATTAGCTGTATGTAAATTATATAAATGTGATTATATTGAATGTGAATTTATTATATATGAAAAAGAAGAAGAATATATAGAATCAAATATAGAAAATGATAATTATTTACATGGAATTATTGCTGAAAAAAAAATAAATGGAGAATTTGTATATATATATTCAAATGAAAATCAATCATGTAATGAAAATATTAAAGAAATGAATAAATATATTAAAGAAAATTATAAATTAAATTATTGGAAATTAGAAATTATAAATATTCAAGAAGTAGATTTTGATAAAGAAAAATGGAATAATGTTATAATAGATAAAATAAAAACATATAATAGTATTTATTTTAAAGAGAAAAAATATCAAGATTCTATTAATCTCTTTATAGATGAGGATAAAGATTAAAGCTTAAAGCTTAATTCTAATATAATCATATATATCTTTACCATAATATTTTTTGATTGAAGTTAATATGTTAATATATTTATCAACTGTACATTTATTTTGTAATGTAATAAGATCATATTCAATATCATTTAATTCTGATCTTAAATATAAATATAAACATCTATCTAATTCATTATCAATATTGGATAATAATTCTCTTTCATAATATTTAAAGAATTTATTTATTTTTTTATTACTAGATTCTCTGGTTGGTTTTTTAGAATTTAGAGGATTTTTATGATTATTTTTCGATAATTCAACATCGCTATAATGATCAAGAAAATATAAACGTTTCCAGTAATATTTCACAGATATATTATATATATTATCTATTTTAGTAATTCCAGTTACTGTATTTTTAGTAGTTATTAATGATATTATATAATAATCTAATAAATGTGGAATATCTAGTAATGTGAAATTACTAACAATGATACTTCTATAATTAAGAATTATTTTATAGAAATCATTATCATATTTTATAAATGTAAAATTTATCGGAGAGCGATTATAATGAATATATAAACAGCTAACTTCTGTCATTTAAAAAAATAATAAAAATGTATATATCATTTTTTAATAAAAAATATAAAAAAATAATAAAAATTTATATAACTATAGTAGAAATTGTATTAGAAATATAATTATCTGTTTGTGTAAAATTTGAAGATAAATTTAGATTGGGTTCTATTAATTTAATTCTTATATTAGTATTTGCTCTAATTAATGTAGTAGGAATAAATGTTATTTTTGTTCTATTAAGTATACCTCTTGGTATAAAAGAAGATGAAGATAATTCAGTATTAATTATATTAATATCAGTTGTATTAATATTACCCAATTCAGGAATTTCTATTTCTATACGTTTTCCAGGTAATATATCATAAATAGATTTAAAATTAAATATAATATTATTAGCACCACCTTGAGGATCTCTGATAATAGTATAAATACCCGAAACTGAATATGATAATTGATTTAATTTAACAATATCATTAATATCATAATTATAAGTATTATAATTTTGATTTAGATTATTATTATCTTTAATAAATACTTCTTTTCTTCCATTATAAGTTCCATTTCTTACTAGAAAATTAAGATTTTTTACATATACATTACTATTATCTATAAACATAGCCGCTTCTTCATTATCTCCACCTAAATAAATATTATTATTTGCTAAATTAAATTTAGCCAAAACTTTATTTTTATTTTTATTAAAAATATTAATATTATTAATATTATTACTATTTATAGGACTTGGATATATATCAAAAGAACCATTATTAATATTCATATCAATACAATTAACATTATTAACATTATTATCACAAATTCTCATAGTATTATCATTAGTTGTTTTAACAGTCATTCCAGCAATAGCAGTAATATTTCTTAAAAAATTCATTGATAAATTAGGAACAACATCAAATCTATAATTATATAAAGCATCATTAATTGTACTATTATTATTTTTAAATTCAATATATTGTTTTATATTCTTATCATAATTTTGAATATTACTATTAGTATTTGTAATTAAATTATTTATTATATTTGTATTATTTTTTAAAGAAGTTATATCATTTGAATTTATAGAAATATCTGTACTATTTCTATTTATTTTATTACTTAATAACATATCAACTTTATCAATATTATTTTGATTTTCTTTAATATTTGAATTAATAGTTGTTGTAGTATTATTTATATAATCTTTTGTTTTAACTAAATTATCATTTACAACTATTTTATTATTAACATAACTATTATAAAAATAAGATATTAAAATAAAAGAGAGTGTTAATACAACAATTATTATTATAATTATTAAAATTATATATGTATCATTCATAATTCTATCTATCAATTAATTATATAATTATTATTTTTGTATCAGCATTATTATCTTTATTTATTATTCCTCCTCCTTTATTTTCATCATCACTACTACCACCATCATCATCTTCGTCTTCATCGTCTTCATCGGTTTTATCAGTTTCTGGTTCTTTTTCATTAGTTTCACTACCTCCACCTGATAAACTTGTGTCATCATCAGAATCTGAATCAGATAAAGAATCTGTTTCTGATTGAGATTCTTCTTCTGAATTTACTTTTTTTGGATCAATATTTTTATTTGTATCGTCATCTTCTTCTGTTTCTAATTGATAACCACCTTTTTTAATTAAATTAAGTGCTTTTTCTTGATCGGCATCTGTTATTAATTTAATTAATTGATCTTTATTTTTAGCAGTTAAACTTTTCATATCAGGATATAATTTTTTAACAATTTCAATTAAATCATTTTTTAACATTTTTTTCAAATCATCCAAATTTTTAGCTATTTTTTCTTCTTTTTCTTCTAATACTGGTGTTTTAATATGAGCACAATTACTTTTAAATTTATTATATACACTTTTATCTTTAACTATTGCTCTATTAGTTTTTGGATTTACTAATTTATTTTGTTTCCATTTTAAACATTCTTCATC